AGAAGCAGTCAATAAAATACCTAATTTAAAAAAATGACACTATACACTTGCGAATGTGGAAACACTAGAGATATAGCAATAGCAACAATAGTTCATAGAGATGGAGCTTGGGTAACTAAACAAGCTGAGTGTGAATGCGGATTGTATATGGATAGTGTACCAACAGAAGGAATACCAACTTTACAAAGAACAGAACCAAGTCTAAGTAAGAACAGAGATAAGTTATGGGCAGGAGCAAAAGAAAAGCTTATAGGCGAAAGAGGAATCAATGAATCCTTTGATTAAAATAAAACGAACAAAATTCTATTATATACTATGAAGCAACAAGTTAAGATAAGTAAAGTAAAGGGAAACCCAAGCAATCCTAGAATCATTAAGAACGATAAGTTTAAAAAGCTAGTTAAGTCAATACAAGAATTTCCTGAGATGTTAAAGCTTAGACCTATTGTAGTTGATGAAGATATGATGGTGCTTGGTGGCAATATGCGACTAAAGGCAAGTAAAGAAGCGGGACTATCAGAAGTATGGATTGACATAGCTGAAGGACTTACTGATGAACAAAAGAAAGAGTTTATTGTTAAAGACAATGTTGGGTTTGGTGAATGGGAATGGGATATGTTAGCGAATGAATGGGATAGCGTACAACTTGCAGAATGGGGTTTAGACGTTTGGGAAAATGAAGATGACAAAGTAACGGAAGGATTAATTGATGATGACGAAATACCTGAAGTAAAAGAAAGCATAGTAAAGCGTGGAGATATTTGGCAGCTAGGAGAACACCGAGTAATGTGTGGAGATAGTACAAGCTCAGATGATGTAGCTAAACTAATGAATGGAGAAAAAGCTGATATGGTATTTACCGACCCTCCTTATGGTATTAATATAGTAGATAAGAAAACAAATAAAGTAGGAGCAGGAAACTTAGCTAAAAATCAAGTATATTCAGAAGTTATAGGAGATGATACAACAGAAACTGCTAAAAACTTTTATAATACTTGTGTATCTTTAGGAATGAAAAATTTTATTATTTGGGGTGGTAATTATTTTGTAGACTTTTTGCCTTTTAGTTCAAGTTGGATAGTATGGGATAAAAGGGGGGATATGAATAGTAATAATTTTGCTGATGGCGAAATGGCTTGGTGCTCTTTTCATACAAGAATAAGAATATATAAACAGATTTGGAATGGAATGATAAGAGAGGGAGAAAGTGGAAAAAGAGTGCATCCAACACAAAAGCCATTACGAACTTTAACTGAAATAATAAAAGACCATATAAAAGGAGATATAATTTATGATGGGTTTTTAGGCAGTGGCTCAACACTAATAGCAGCAGAACAATCTAATAAAAAATGTTATGGAATGGAGTTAGATGAAAAGTATTGTGATGTAATAATAAACAGATGGGAACAATTTACAGGACTTAAAGCAATTAAAAATGGAACAAAATAGAACAAAAATAGCTAAGGAGCAAATGCTTAAAGCACTAGAGGGGAGTCTAGGAATAGTTACAACAGCTTTAAAGTCTTGCGACCTATCAAGAACTAACTACTACAAATGGTTAAAAGAAGATGCTGAATTTGCTCAAGCAGTAAATGATGTTGAGTTAATTGCTAAAGACTTTGTGATGTCTAAATTCTATGAATGTATAAAAGACAAAGTGCCTTCAGTTGTAATACACGGAGCAAAGAATATTTGTGGAATGAATGAAACCAATAGAGTAGATTTAACTTCAGGAGATAAAGCTCTTAACCTTCCTTTAATTACATTCATTGACACTGATACTGAGTAAAAAATATAATCCTTTATTTGACTCAAAGGCTAGATACTTTATAATAACAGGAGGTAGGGGTTCAGGAAAGTCTTTTGCTGTTACAGTCTTTCTTACTCTACTTACTATGTCAAGAGGTATAAGAGTTTTGTTCACAAGGTTTACAATGACATCAGCTCACTTGTCAATCATTCCTGAGTTCTTAGAGAAGATAGGTCTACTTGGATTTGATGAAACCTTTAATATCAATAAGTCAGAAGTAGTTAATGCTAAAAACAAATCAGACATTCTATTTAGAGGTATCAAGACATCAGCAGGAAATCAGACTGCTAGTCTAAAGTCATTACAAGGGATAAGCACTTGGGTACTTGATGAAGCAGAAGAACTTGTAGATGAAAACATCTTTGATACTATTGATTTAAGTATAAGGGAAAAGAAAGTACAGAATAGAATCATATTAGTTTTGAATCCTGTTACTAAGGAACATTGGATATACAAGAGGTTCTTTGAAGACAAAGGCATTGAGGGTGGTTTTAATGGTGTTAAAGACAATGTATGCTACATCCATAGTACATACCTTGATAATGAAACAAATCTCTCTACGAGCTTCCTAGAGCGTATTAAGAGCATAAAGCATAATAACTTTAAAAAGTACACGCATAAGATTATGGGAGGTTGGTTAGCAAAGGCTGAAGGAGTAGTCTTTGAGAATTGGAGTATAGGTGCATTTAATCCTGATGACTTACAAACTTCTTGTGGAATGGACTTTGGTTTTAGTATTGATCCTGATTCACTTACTGAAGTAGCAATAGACAAGAAGCATAAGAAGATTTACTTAAAGGAACATCTATATCGTAACGGATTAAAGAGTCAAGAGCTTGCTAAGATAATACTAGACAAAGTAGATAGTAAATTAATCATAGCAGATTCAGCAGAGCCTAGACTAATAGCAGACCTTAAGCATTTAGGAGTGAACATTAAAGCAGTTAAGAAAGGAACGATTGAAAGTGGTATAACTAGAATGCAAGACTATCAATTAATAGTAAGTCCTGAATCAACTAACATAGCTAAAGAGTTAAACAACTATGTCTATGCAGATAAGGGTTCAAAGCTTTATGTAGATAACTACAACCACGCAATAGATGGAATAAGATACAACGTAATTTACCACCTAGACAATCCAAACGCAGGTAGGTATTTCGTTCAGTAAACTAAAATCAATTAATTTCTATTATATAGTGTATGAAAGTTAAAATTAAAAAATTAGGAAAGACAGAATCGTTCAAGCTAATTAACAGTTGGTCAGATGTTACTCTGGAAACTTGGTTGTCTTTAATCGATTTTGAAACAAGTACAAAGACTGAAGAAGCTACAGAAACAATAGCAGCACTATCAGATATTCCTAAGAAGTTAATTAAGGAACTATCATTGTCAGATGTTGCAGTTATAATGAGCAAGGTTGCTGAACTTCAAGCAAAGCAAGATACAAAGCTTAAAAGGATAATAGAAATTAATGATGTTGAGTACGGATTCCAACCTGACTTAGATAGTATTAGTTTAGGAGAATACGCAGACATTGAGCAGTTCATTAAAAACGGAATAGACTCAAGCCTTCCTGAATTGATGGCTGTACTCTATCGTCCTGTAAAGCTAAAGAAGAACGACATATATATCATAGACGCTTATGATGGAGATATACGGCTCAGAGCTGAGGAGATGAAACAGATGTCAGCTGCACAAGTACAGTCTGCCCTTTTTTTTTTTTACACTTTAGGGAAGGTGTTGTCCGAGATTTTGCCATTATATTTGATGGAGCGGCTGAAGGAAACGAAGATGCAGTAGCTAGTAATGACTTCGCAAGTAAGTGGGGATGGTTCGGAGTAATGCACAGATTGTGTGGAGAAGACATTAGTAATTTAGAAACAATTACCAAGCTGAGTCTTTTAGAATGTTTGACTTGGTTAAGTTATGAAACAGATTTACAATCACAAAATAAAGTAAAAAGAAATGGTTAGAAATAAAACATACAACAATGTAATAATGACACTAGAAGGATTAGGTGTTCAGCATAAATTTATAAAGACTACAACTGTAGGTGATATTTTTGACATTGATTTATCTAAGGAAACTCTTTTTCCATTAATGCACGTAAATCCAACATCAGTAACGACAGGAGCTAGTCAGCTTAATTATAACTTTCAAATTTTTGTATGTGATTTAGTAAGTGAAAAAGCAGATTGGAAACCTGTTCCTCCTGCAACTCCTAATACAAGTACATCACATAACTTAAGTAACGAACAAGAAGTTTTATCCGATTGCCTTAGCACTTGTGTAGATATTATAAGTATTTTTAGAAACAGTAAATGGCAGGCTCAATTATCTTTAGATATTAATGCACCTGTATATTTTACAGAGTCAGAATATACTTTAGAACCTTTTACTGAGAGATTCGACAATTTACTTACGGGTTGGGTATTTCAATTAACAGTAGTTGTTCAGAATGACTTTCAGTCGTGCGATATTCCTATGATTGATGTTTCAATTGGAAAGTAATGAAATGGAAGATAGGGAGAATGACAATACAAATAGGGTGGAAAGGTTGGAAAATAACATTTGATTTATGAAGACTGAAAACATAGAAAGATACTTAAACAGCTTTGGTAAGCAAGTCGTAAATCGTTCAAAAGGTAACTTACAAAAAGCTGGTAAAGGTGGAAAATTAGAAGAATCCATTAGCTTTAAAGTTATTCAAGAAGGTGAAAACTATACAGTACAATTCTATATGTCTAGCTATGGTACATTTGTAGATAAAGGAGTATCAGGAACACAGATTAAGAGAACTTTTAAAGATTATAAAAGTAAAACAATAAAAAGTCCTTACAGTTATAAAAATAGCAAAGGACATTCACAACCTCCAAGCAAGGCTTTAGATAAGTGGGTAGTAAGAAAAGGAATAGCTCCAAGAGATGCAAGTGGAAAGTTTATGAAGCGTAAGACAATAACATTCTTAATTGCAAGAAGTATAGGACGAAAAGGAATACAAGGTATAAGCTTCTTTCAAAAACCATTAGGACTAGGATTAAAACAGTTTGGAAAAGACTTACTAGGAAGCGTCAAAGAAGATATAATTAACAGTTTAACAACAGTAAAATAATGGCACTAACAATAGAACAAGAACCTCTTTATTCTCTAGCAGTAGTAGGTTCAGAAATAATTTTTACAGCTTTAGACGCTGCAACAGTAAGTGCTTTTTTTAATGTCAAGTACATAGCCGAAGTTCATATCAGTACATTAGACATTAACTTAGCAACAACAACAGCTATAGTAGGAACATTCAAGACAACTCCTAACAATACAGGAGCAGGAATGTTTGACCTTAGACCTATACTGGAAAGCTTTGTTAGTCCTGATAACTTAGCAGCTTTAGGAAGTTCATATAAAACAGACGCAACATCAGCTATTATAACACATCCTTTGCATTTAGTGGATAAATATTCAATGAATGATAATGTTTTAAGGTATTTAAAAATTAGGTTTACAATAGAAGGTTCTGCTGCTGCTGCTGACACACCAACACCAATAAGCGGTGCAGTAGCAGATTCTTCTCAATATACGTTAATTAATGGATACTTAAAATATACAGACGTACAAGATAGAAATGCAACAGGAGATTTTGGATTTGATACAGGAATCTTTCAATTAGGTGGTGGAGCTTCAGGGAATCAATTTTTAAGTAATGCTCCTTTAACTCAGTATGCAAACATAGATGATTACGGAACATTGTCGTTTATGGCAACACCATTAACGGGGAGTGTATCAGCTACAACTATTGACCACTTTAAAATTACTTTAGTTGATACAAGTGGAGCTCCAACTATAATTCAAGTAGATAACTTAGATGCTAATGGTGGAAATACAACTTGGACTTCTGATACTAAAAATCAATTACTTCACTTAGGTTGTTTTCCTGCTAACTTAAAGAATTGGTCATCTGTATTCTTAGCTGCTATTCCTACTTTAGATTATTACTTTGTCCAAGCATTTAATAGTAGTGGTTTTAGTATTTCAGATAAGATTACAATAAGTATAAACTGTCCTACTCTTAAAGGTTACGAGTCTATTAGACTTACTTGGCTGAATCAATGGGGAGTATGGGACTACTATACTTTTAAGATGAAGTCTACTAAGACAATTTCAACAAAAGGAAGTACATACGAACAGCTTGCAGGAACTTGGAATGAAAGCATATACAGTCCTAGTGGTTATAGAGGTGGAAAAAAAGCTTTTAGAGTAAACGCTACAGAAAAAATTAGTATGAATACAGACTTTGTAAATGAAGCTGAAGCCATTTGGTTTGAAGAACTTATAAATAGTCCTGAAGTTTACATTTTAGATGGTTTTAAAACAGACCCTACAACTCCTTTATTAAGTACGTATGTAACACCTGCAAGACTTACTACTTCTAACTTTACTAAAAAGACTATAGCAAACGATAAACTTATTCAATACACTTTTGAAGTAGAAAAGAGTAAGACACTAAGAACACAGTCTGTATAATGAGTGTTCAATTAATAGTATATCCTCAAAACTATAATGGACAGTCTAACACCTTGTCAAGTTCACCTACTGAAGTTGTTGTAAATGGTATCAGCTTTGCGAATTTAGATAATACAGGAACTTATACAAGTACATCAGGAACACCATTTGTAGATACAGTAACTAATGCAGCACCTAGCATAGTAAATACGTGGAATAGGTACAGAGTAGGAGCATCAGCTTTTCCCACAGTAGTTGTCGGTGATTTAGTTCTTAATTCTTTAGGTAATGGGTCAAGTGAACCTACAGGTATATATCAAAAATTGAGTAATTTAGTAATAGGGCAACAATACACAGTTACAATATTAATATCAACACAAGCTTCAAATGGTTCATTGGCTAACAGGTTCTTTGATGGAGTAACTCCTCAGGGAGGCATAACAACATTTAGTACAGCTACTTCTTCAATATCTAAAAATTTCTTTGCTACAAGCGTTCAGATGACTTATATGTTGGCGTATTATTCAACATCAGCACAGGACTTAACAATAAGCAATATATCAATTCAACCTGTTATTGGTGCTGTTCCTTCAGGTTCAACTTCTATCTTAGATGATGGTCAAGTAATATGCGACTTATATGAAGATGAAGATTTACCTTTGACTTTATCAGTAGATGATTTTAAAAATGTAGCAGAGCAAGTGCAATCTTATTCTAAGGCTTTTAATTTACCCGCCACAAAAAGGAATAATAAAATCTTTGACCAAATCTTTGAAATAACAAGGTCTTATGATGGTATTATATTTAATCCTTATAAAAAGACTAAGTGTGTTTTAAAGCAAGACGGTTTTGTTTTGTTTCAGGGATATTTAAGAATGTTAGACGTTAGTGATAAGTTAGGTGAAATAAGCTATAATGTTAATCTGTATTCAGAAGTAATTGCTTTAGCAGATTTCCTTCAAGATAGAACATTCAGAGATTTAGACTTTACAGAACTTGAACACGCTTATAATTATACAAACATAAGGAATACTTGGCAAGGAATAAATATATTTACTAATCCATCAACTTCAGGATTTAGAGATGGAAACACTTTAAGATACCCTTTTGTGGATTGGAACCATCAATTTACAGAAGGTACAGCAGGGTTTCCTGTTTTACCAAATCTTGAAAGTGCTTTTAGACCTTTTATTAATATAAAGTATTTAATAGATAGAATTTTTCAAGGAACTTCTTTTTCTTATACTTCTGAGTTCTTTAATACTTCTTTAGCAGGTGGCGGTGCTTTTGATTTTGACAAATTGTTTATGGACTTTAATTGGGGTGGCGATTTAATGCCTTCGCCAACAAACGAATTTGCGGCAACTTGGAATTTTGGAACAGGAGCTACTTCTAATATTGGTAACGGATCTTTTAAAGAATTTAGATTACTACCTGAAACAGCAGTAGGAGGAGTAGCAGGTTCAACAGTTCCACCTAATTATGAGGGCAATCCTTTAGCTACCAATCCTTATATTATTACAGCAACTACTGACAACGAAATATATAAAATAAATTATAATTTCAGATTAGAAGCAACTTCAGGTCTAGTGGTAGCGGAATGTCAATGGGTACATACTACGGCAGCAGGAGTCGTTTCAATAATAAATCCTCAATCAATAAATTCTATTCTTACATTTAGTAGCTATGTTGGAGGTTTAACAGTATATTTACAGACAGGTGATACATTAAAAGCACAATTCAAATCTACATCTGATGTAAGGCAAAATGAAACTTTTGATAGTTATAGTTTTTTCGTTCAATCAAGTATTGAAGTCAATTCAGCAACATTAAATACACTAAGAGGTGAAACAGGACAATGGGATTTTTTAAAAGGATTGATGACTATGTTTAATCTAATAACTATTCCTGACGAAAACAATCCTAACAACATTATAATTGAACCTTATGTTGATGTATTTGTAAATACAAAAGGAACAACTTTAGAAGACAGAACTATTCAGCACGATTGGACTGAAAAGATAGACGTTTCAGAAATAAAATTAGAGCCTTTAGCTGATTTGAATTTAAAGAGTATTTTTAAGTTTGTGGAAGATGATGATGACTATGCTTTTACTCAATACAAGAATTCAGTCGGTGGTCATTTATACGGAAGCAAGAAGTACAACGCTGGGAATGAATTTAACATACTAGAAGGAATAGATGAAATAGTAGCAGAGCCTTTTGCAGCAACAGTAGTCAAGCCTTTAATGAGTCAATTTCCTGATTTTATAGTTCCATCTTTATATTCTTATAATGCTAACGATGATACTACAGAAGGTTTTGATAACAGTCCTAGAATTATGTTTAACAACGGACGTAAATTTTTAACAAGTTGTACTTATAATGTTCCTGCTCAAAATGGGGTTGGTGGAGATGCTTTAGAAGATGAGTTTTTACAGTTTAGTCATTTGACTGATATACCTACAATAGTAACTTCACCACCTGCTGTAACAGATACAAGGGACTTTCATTTTGGAGAATGTCAGTTAATTACAGGAGTAGGAAACGCTACAGCCTATAATTTATTCAATATGTATTGGCTTCCATATTATGCAGAACTTTATAATCCAAATACTAGGACAATGACTATTAAAGTAAATTTAAGCCCTTCTGATATTAATACATTCAAGTTCAACGATACAGTCTTTATAAAGAACAGAATTTTCAGATGTAACAAAATAGACTACAAGCCGAACGATTTGGCAACAGTTGAATTTATACTTATACCATAATGCCAGAGTTAGCTAATTTAATACCATACTTATCAGGCTTCACAGTAAAACCTGCTTCAATTACAGCACTTGGAGTTGTTATATTTACTAATGGAACTAAAGATGTAACACCTAACCAAGCTCAATGTGAAGCTTACGGATATACCTATAACAAGGCTTCAGGTACTTGTTCTACTTTTAGATACAATACAAACTTAGATAGCGTAGTAGCTAATGAAAATAACAGAACTTATGGAGCAGGAAACTCAACACAAACAGGAACAAACAATTCCTTAGTAATGGGCGAAAGCAATACTATTAGAGGAATGTCACGAAATAACATTATAATCGGTAACAGTAATGAGATAGCTAATAACGTAAACAATGCTAATGTATTTGGAACTTTAGGTGAGGTTACAGCAACTAACTCTATTGTCTTAGGGGGTAACGCTTCAGCAGATACTTTAGGAGAAAGACAGACAATTACATTAATGTATGGAGGGGCAACAACTGACAGTAGTACAGTTGATTCTTTCTTAAATAACACGACAGATAGTTACTTTGTTATTCCTACAGATACTATAGTAATGTTTGAAACACAAACAATAGGAGTAAGAACAGGAGGAACTGGAGGTGGTGCAGTTGGTGATTACAAAGCTTTTTCTGAAGTTGGGGTTGCTATTAATAAATCAGGAGTTTTAAGCATAGATAGTACAAGAACAACAATATCTAGTTCAGGGAGTGTTTCAGGTTGGACACCAACTGTAGGTGTTTCAGGAATTAAATTCTTACAGCAAGTAAAGGGAGCAAACAACAGAAATATTATGTGGACAACAACTATAAGATTTACACAAATAAAAACAGGGGTAACTTTATAAAAATAAAATTATGGCAACAGAAGAATGGTACTTAAAGTAAAATCAGATATTGGCGAGGTAACTAAAGATACTAAGGAGCTAACAAAAGAAGCTTCAAATGCAGTAGGAGAATTTAAGGTTATGGGTGTTTCCTTAAATGGAGTAAAAGCAGCTTTTTCTTCAGCAGGAAAATCAGCGAAATTAATGTTCGGCTCTATAAAAGCAGGCTTAATAAGTACAGGAATAGGAATTTTTTTAGTTGCTATTGGAGCATTAGTTCAATTTTTCAAAGATAGTGAAGAAGGTGCATCTAAGTTCAAAGAAATAACGTCTCAGCTTGGTGTTGTTATTGGTAACGTAAGTGATATTGTTTCTAACTTAGGAAAGTCATTATTTGCTTTAATAACAGGGGATTTTGATGGTTTTAAAATAGGTTTAGCTGAAGTTACTCAAGGAGTAAAAGACTTTGGAGAAACTACGAGAAAGGAAATGGCACAGGCTCAACAACTTGAAAAGGATAGGTTAGCTTTACAGAAATTTGAAAGGGAGGCAATAGTTGAAAAAGCTAGGACTGAAAAAGATATGATGGAGCTAAGATTAAAGGCTCGTGATTTTGAAAAATTTGCAGCAGAAGAAAGATTAGCTTTTATGAGGGAAGCAAATATATTAGCGGCTGAACAATTAGAAAAAGATTTATTTGTAGCAAAAGAAAAATTGAGATTTCAAGTAGAAGAAAATTCATTTAGTAAATCAACTCAAGAAAATTTAGACGCAGAAGCGGCTTTACAAGCTGCTGTTTTTAATTTAGAAAGGTCTAATTTTTCAGAAAGAAAAAGATTGAAGTCAGAAGAACAAGCTATTGTAAAAGAAATAGCGGCTAGTAATAAACAGATTGCGGCTGATGCTCAAAAAATAGTTGATGATGAGTTTGCAGCTAAAATTAAAGCAAATGATGAATGGAATAAAGAGCAACTAAAAAGTAGGGACTTAAATATAGCAGCAGATAAAAAAGCGGCAAAGGAAAAGATAAGATTAGAACAAGCCGTAAAAAATAGTAAAATGGATATGGCTACACAAGGAATAGCTTTGTTAGGAGCAGCGGCAGGAGAAGGCACGAAAATAGCTAGGGCGGCAGCAATAGCACAAGCAACTATTTCAGGAGTTCAAGGAGTTCAAAATGCCTTTACATCAGCCAATGCGAATATAGGAGCAACGGCAGGTTCTTTCGGGGTTTATCCTGTTACTATGGCAGCACTAGCAGCGGGATTTGCAGCATTGAATATTTCAAAAATAGCAAGTGGCGGAAGTCCTTCAGGTGTCGGAGGTGGTGTTGGTGGTGCAGCGGCAGTTGCTCAAACACCCGCACCTCAAATGATGTCAGGTGCTTTTGATCTTAGTGGAGGAGTAGCACCTGAAGCTATGAAAGCCTTTGTTGTAACAGACGAAATGAGTAACAGTCAAAACCAATTAGCTAATATAAGACGTAGAGCTACAATCTAAAATCAAATAAACTAACTAAAAATCTATTATATATAAAAGAATATAAATATGCCTTGTGAAGAATGTGAAAACGGAAAATATAAATGGGGAAAAACAGGAGAATGTAAATATGATTCTGTTTCTGAATGTGAAGAAGATAACAAAGATTATTACGAAAAGACTACAGCAATAGTTGAACTTGTTATTGATGAATCAAATGAATCTTTGGCAATAGATGCTATAAGTTTAGTATCAGCTCCTGCCATAGAAGAAAATATGGTTTATATGAGTAAGGCTAAAAATAACTTAACTTTAGCTAAGATAGATTCTGAAAAAAGAGAAATAATTTCTCCTGCCTTAATCCCTCTAAAGTCTATATATAGGTATGATGCTGATACAGATTCTGACTACTATGTATATTTTAGTAAAGATACAGTTAAGAAATGTGCTTATAGTTACTTAAAAAATAACAACCATCATAAAGCTACGTACCAACATAAAGATAGAGTATCAGGAGTTCTTACAGTTGAATCTTGGATTATAGAAGACCCTAAATTAGATAAGTCTAGTCTTTATGGGTTTTCACTTCCCAAAGGAACTTGGATGGTCAAAATGTCCATAACAAATGATGAGCTTTGGAATAAGGTGAAGTCAGGTGATATTAAAGGTCTTTCAATAGAAGGATTTTTCACTTCAAAGTATGAAGCTATGCAAAAATCAGAACCAACAGATCAAGAAATACTTGAAGCACTTAATGAAATAATCACAAAATCAAACAAGTAACTTAACTTTCTATTATATATAGAACCTAAAAAACAAAAAATGGATTTAAAAGAACAAATATTGGTAGCACTTGGTCTTGATAAAGGCGAAGAAGTATCATTAGCTTGGCAAGCGAAGT